GGTTAATAAGGAAAAAAGAACTGTATCTGGTTTTGCAACACTTGATAATATTGATCGTCATGGGGATATTGTAACATCTGAAGCAAGCAAAGCGGCTTTTGATAATTTCAGAGGAAATATTCGTGAGATGCACGGATCAAGTGCAGTTGGCAAGATGTTAAATTTCAAAGAAGATTCTTTTTATGATCCAGAAACAAATCAAAAATATAATGGTATTTATGTAACAGCTTACATCTCAAAGGGTGCACAAGATGCCTGGGAAAAGTGCTTAGATGGTACTTACTCAGGTTTTTCTATTGGCGGAAACATTGTGGATGCAAAAATGGAAAAATCAGATGACGGACAAGATTCACATAGAGTAATTCACAAGTTTGATTTACACGAACTATCACTAGTTGATTCCCCAGCAAATCAATTAGCTAATTTTTTTTCTATACAAAAAATGGCAGAAAGCATTGTAACAGAAAATGTATTTTGGTGTAAGGTTGATGAAATTGCATCAACATCTACAGCAACAACAAAAGATTGTGTTGTGTGCGATAGACCAATGGAAAGCATTGGTTGGGTTGAACAATCAGACACAGAAAAATTTGAATCAATTGAAAAAGTTCTTGATTCATATTTCAAGAAAGATGATGCTCCAACATCATCGCATGAAGCAACGGAGTCAGCAGCTCCAGGTTTGGCGGGAACAAATGTTATGCCTAATGTAGTTGATACAACAGTAGCAACACTTATGTATCCCGATCAAAATAAAATCAAAAAGAGTGAAGATGATTCACTTTCACAAGGAGGTAATGAAATGACAGAAGAAACAGAAGCAGCAATTGAAAAATCAATTGATGCAGAAACTCCAGCAGAAGAAGTTGCAGTTATTGAAGAGATAGAAGCAGTTGAAGCTGAAACAATTGAGAAGGCTGTAGAAATTTCAGAGGTTGCAGATACCCTTGATTTTGAAAAAATGGTTAATGACCTTAAGACCTTCTTTGGTGAGTCTCTAACAAAGAATTATTCTGACAGCACAGCAGCAGTTGAAGCTATTACAAAGATGTTTGAGGAAACATCATCTAATGTACAAAAGCAAATTGCAGAGCTTGGCGAAAAGTATGAGACACTCAACAAATCTATTACAGATATGTACGCAAAGATTGATTATATTGATCACCGTTTTGCGGGATTTGAATCAGCGAGTGCAGTTAAGAAGTCCAGTGATCTTAGCGGATTTACTGGTGAAAAACAAATAAAGAAAAGTCTATGGCAAGGTACTTTCCTCGGTGCTAATACATTAGCTAATAATCTAGAAAAATAACAAGGTGGTGAAATAAACAATGAGCAATGAACTTTTACAAAAAGTTATTGATACAACAAATCTCGGTTCAGATGCAGTAAATGCATCAGGCGATACAAATGCTCTCTCAGGTAACGGTTTACTATATCCTGATCAGGCCAATCGCTTCCTAGATTACATGTGGGACGCTACGATTCTTGCCAAGGCAGCTCGTACAATCCGCATGCGTTCTAACACAACAGAAATTGATCGTGTTGCAATCGGTCAGAGAATTATGACAGTCGCACAAGAAGATAATCCTCGTGATTATGTTAACGCTGACGGTTCACAATTCACAAACGCAGCAGCAACATTTGCAAAGATTTCTTTAACAACCCGCAAGCTTCGTCTTGATTGGGAACTTTCATCTGAGTCTCTTGAAGACAACGTTGAGGGTCCAGACTTAGAAGACCATATTGCACGTTTGATGGCAACACAGGCAGGTAACGATATTGAAGATCTTTTGATCAACGGTACAGGAACTGGTTCTGGATTGCTTTCAGCATTCAAGGGCTTCCGTCAACTCGCATCAGATAACGCACACGTTTTCGATGCACAAGGTGCAGGACTTGATAAGGCTGTATTCAACCAGGCTATCAAGGTTCTACCACGTAAGTACAAGCAACGCCGTAACCAGCTTCGCTTCTTCACAGGATCAAATCTTGTACAGGATTACCTATACAACTTGACTGCTGAGACAAGCTCTGGCTTCACTCCATTCGATATCGCATCAGGCATCCTTCGTGGTGACGTTGCAGCTAACGATGGTGGTCCAGGTACCGTTACACCGTTTGCTTTCGGTATTCCAGTTATCAACGTTCCATTGATGGATGAGACACTTGCAGGTACCTATTCAGGTGCTTCAGGTCTTCATGGAGATGTCCACTTGACATTCCCGCAAAACTTCATCGTTGGCATCAAGCGTGATGTAACAGTTTATCGTCTGTTCCAGCCAAAGAAGGATACAATTGAGTACACACTCTATATCCGTGTTGGTGCACAGATGGAAAACTATGACGCACACGTTTTGGTTAAGAACGTTAAGGTTGCAGGTTCAGTAACTTCTTCAGCTGACTTTGGTTCTGTTACACACGGAGCACATGTCAAGGGTGGAAACTCAACTTACACATTCTAATTTTAATTAGATGCAAGATCGGGGGAATACATAAAGTATTCCCCTTGATCATTTTCTGCTATAATTAACAATGACGAGAGGAAAAATATGTCATTTACAGATCTAAAAATTTCAGATTTAAAAAAAGTTGCCGAAACATTCGGTGTTGATATTTCTGAGGTAAAAACAAAAAATGAGATTGTGGCCCTAATTGAAGAAGAAGGAATCACATATCAGATGTATGATAAGTTTAGTAATGCTGAAAAACAAGACGTAGAAGTTCCTGCAGCAGAAAAACAAAAGAGAGAGAAGAAGGTTTTGACAAAAGAAAATTCAATTCTAGTAAAAATGGAGAGAGCAAATCACTCTTATCAGACGCTAGGATACACTTTTACTCAAGAGCATCCATTTGTAGCAATGCCAGAAGATCAAGCAAATATGGTCTTTGATATGGAAACAGGTTTCCGTGTAGCTACACCGAGAGAAGCTCAAGAGTACTATTCATAATAGGGGGCGATTATATTGCAAAATATACAAAAAGGAAGTCAACAAAAGGTACAGCTAAACGTCTATAGCAATGGAGAGTTGACTCAAGCAGATTCTTTGCCAACAGTAAGCGTATATGATGCAGATAATGACGCAACACCAATAGCTGGTTACAACAATTTAAGCGTAATAGATGAAGTTGAGGCTGGGGTTTATAGCTTTTTAGTTACCCCAGCTTTAACACAATTAAATAGAGTTCTTGAAATAAAGTGGTCTTACACAATAGGTGGAAATCAAACTTCAGAAACAAATTATTATTCAGTAGATACACCGTATTCTACACCAAGCGACACCATAGACTTTTTGCAATATGGCTCTCAACCGTCAGACATAAACTATCACTCTATAGCAGAAATCCAAAGTGCTGAAAAGGTTGCAAGAACAATCATTGATGGATACACTGGGCAAAAGTTTTGGACCTACTATGGTTCACAAGAAATGTTTGGTAAAGGTTCAGATGCTATAGAATTAATTGAAAGAATGATTTCAATTGATCAGATTTATGAAGATGATTTATTAGTTGTTGATAATACGCAGAATCCTACATACAATACATTTGGCTTTGGAGTTAATTTAACTCAAACTGGATTTGCTGCAAGAATCGAATGGGCTGGCTGGGACATAAGATATGACAACCAAGTAGATCCAACTGTGCTTTACTACGGACGTTTTAGAGATAATGCAAGATATAAGTTTGTAGGTCAAATTGGATACAAGTATGTACCAGAAGACATTAAGCTTGCCTCAATGTTGCTTGTTAATGATATTTTATCTAATGACTATAACTGGAGAAATAAGTATCTTAAGAAAGTTGATCTTTCAGAAGTTTCATTTGAAATGGCTGCTGGAGCATTTAACGGAACAGGAAATATTACTGTTGACGGTATTCTTGATCAATACCGTAAACAAAATATAGTGATAATCTAATGTTTAATAAAAATTTTATGGGTTCAATTATGAACATGACAGTAGACATAGAAATTCAACAGAATTATCAAGATCCAAATACTGGTGCAATTATCAGGGGATGGGTTTATGATAAAACAATTCAATGTAAAGTTGAGCCAATCAAATCTGGAGGAGCTTCTACGAGAGGCGATAGCAAAACTTTTAACAAGGGTGCAATTGGCGGGTACTCAGAAAAACTTCAGCTAAGAGTAAAATCATTTGAGCTTTTAAGTAAAAGGTGGAGACTTAGCAATATTAGGTCTTCAGATAATAAGCAAGTTTTTGTTGAAATTGATAGATATGGTGAGCCAGATACAATATTTGAAGTGTTTTCTTCTCACGCAGTCTTAGATCCATTCGGTAAAGTTTCTTATTTTGAAGCAGTATTGCAAAGGGTTCCAGTTCAAAACAATGATAAAACTGACCATCAACAGTAGTAACTTAACCAATAAATTAAATGAATTATCTGGTTCTATAAAAGAACTTGTGTCTCCTATTGTTTTACAAGAAGTTGCTAAGGCAGCATTTATGATAACAGGAAAAAGATTTGTATTAGATGTAGATAGGTATTCTGCTCAAAATCCTAAAAAAATGCAACACGTATATGAGTGGAATGAATTGGGTAGCCCAAATGGAAGATTATTCATTATTGAAAGATTAGGAATCTTAAATGGTAATCTTACAATATCTTATCGTTTTTTGCCTTCAAGAATCCCAGTTCCAATACCACCAGAAATGACAACACCAGGACCAAGTGGAAGATCAGTTCAAAAACAAAATATATTTAGAAATAAAGCTCAAGTAATGGAAGATGGGCAACCAATTACTTATACAACAAGCAGAATGCTTGCATTTTTAGGAACAAATGGTCCAACCTTTATAAGACCAGGCACACTTGTGAATATTTTAAATCCAGGTGGCATAGAAGCAAAGAATGCTTTTGCTGACTACATGGTACAATGGTATACAGATAATGCTAATTTAGTTATGCAATCTTCTGGCTTTTATGATCAAATAGTCAGTGAATCTGCAGCTGCAATATCAAACGGTCAAGGCATATCTGCCGTAAGACAAATTGCATCTTCATTAGCAAATAAAGTTGGCGGGAATACGGTTGAGATAAAATAATGGCAGACTATACATATGTAGCAGCTTATGATGTAAGAAATGTATTGTGGCAGGAGCTACAAGATGCAGAACTATTCGACATAAATGATTATTATGCTGACGGTTTTCCAGAACCAATATTGCCAATAATTCCATCTCAGCAAGTACCAGAAATAAATAACTTGCTCCCTGGCAAAACATACATAGTTTATGATATTCTTCAGAAAAACTATGGTGTTCAATGGTGGATGTCTCAAGAAACAATTACTTTTGAAATAACGTCTACAAGCCATCCTGAAATCCAGACTATAGTAAATTTGATCACAGATGTTTTTCGTAGGTACGACACCTCTGCTGGAGAGGTTAATTTAAAGCTTGATCCTTCCAGCCCATACATATTCCATTATTTTAAGCTAATTTCTGCTGACCCAGTTCAGTCATTTCAGACTGAAGGTAGTTTCATGACTGGAGTAGTTACAATAGATTATTCATATAGCAGGGATCTTGACCCAGTTACAGGAAGATACCTGTAACTTTGACTTATTAATCATTAGTGCTATTATTTTACTTGAGGAAAGATATTGTCATCTTTTTTTATTTCAAATAAAACAAGGTGGTGAAAATAAAATATGGCTACAAATACAAGAAACGTTCTAGTTGGTGCTGCTGATCTATTCGTTAGCACTGGTACAGGCTCAGGCCGTCCAGATACTAAGGATTCAACACTATCAACACTTTTCGGAAGCGGACGTTCAGCTCGTACAGGTTTAATTCAATCTACTGCTTATCGTGAGGTTGGCTATACAAATACAGGTCTTGAAGTATCATACGAACCAACATATGGTGAAGTTATGGTTGATCAACTTTTGGACGCAGCTCGTCTATTCAAGCAAACTCTTAAGGTTACTCTTAAGTCAGAACTCGCAGAAGCAACACTAGAAAATCTACAGCTCTCATGGGGTCAGATGGATACATACTATGCTAATACAGGTTCTGCTATTGCATCAGTTCAAAATCTAACTGCTACAAGCCCAGTAAGTGGAGATGCAACAGCAGCTACACTTAATATGGCAGCAGGCTCACTCGGAGATGCTCCAGTAGAGCGTGTGCTCATTGCAGTTGGTAATGCTCCACGTCAAATCGGTACAGCAGCAGGTGCTGCAAACTCTGATCTACGTAATAAAGAGCGTGTTTATGTTGCTCGCCGTGTTGTATCTATTGATACAACAATGCATGCTCTTAAGCGTGATGCTGCAACAGTATTCCCAGTCAACTTCCGTTGCTTGCCTGATGATTCAGATTCAAGCTATGCAGGTCGTGAATACGGTATCGTAATTGACCGTGTATG